AGAAAAGATATCTTTTATCGCATTCCATGCTCCTTCCCAATCGCCTGTGAATACCGACGAAATGAAGTTTGCAACACCTTTGATAATATCCAAAAATCCGTTGAGAATACCACCAATCGAATCCCACAAGGTTTTGAACCATGCAAGAATGGTAGAGCCCCAAGAGTTCCAAAATGCCTGTATCCAGTTGAACACAGTTTCTATCACAGTTGCTATGGCATTAAAAATAGCACTTCCAACTTCATATAGGGCATCCCATACCGCTGAAAGTGCATCTAATATAGCTTGCCATACCGCAAGCAGTTTATCTTTGGTACTCGTTGATGATCCGTCAATGCTGTCCTCTGTCTCACCAAACAATGTGGCGGCTAACTGCGAAATAAAAGTCCATACTCCATTCAGGAATGTTTTTATGATTCCCCACGCTCTTTCAAAGTTTGCTCTGATAGATTCAGAATGCTTTTCAAAGAAGCCTTTTACAGTATCAACGTACATCCCGGCTGCCTGTTTTATGAAATCCCACACATTCAGCAGAAAATTCTTTATGGTGTTCCATGCTTTCAATATGGTTTCTCTCGCATTGTCAGCCCCGATTCCTGCCTTGTCAAACAGGGTGCCTATTACGCTATCGTTTCCCTGCATAAAATTTATAAAGTCTTCAATTATCAACGCAAGAATAACTATGACCGCTATTATAGCAAGCACTTTCAAATTCACAGCACCCAAAAGAGTTTTTGCTGTCTTTAAGAAATTTATTATTTTGCTTGCGTTTAGAGCAATCCATATCGCACCGGCGACGATGGCAACAAGTTTCAAAGCATTCTCGATACCGCCTATCTTATTGACCAATCTTCCGATAAAAGTTCCCACCCTGGAAATGAGATCCATTGCTTTCTGTACTCCACTAAGCAGAAAACGAATTACTCTTTCTATGTATGGCTGCAATTTTTTCAGCACATCCAAAAATCCATTAAAGGCTCGAACCATCATTTTTCCAACGCCATTTGTAATGCCAGAGCCAACCCACAGGTCATTAACAAATAATCCCCATGAATTTCGGATATTTGTCATAGCATCCGAAATACTATAATCCAATTCGTCGAAATCAGAATTGATTGTGTCTGCGGCTCCAGAAAAGGCAGTCACAAGTGTTTCAGAAGTGAGCTGTCCCGCATCCGCCATTGCCGATAACTGGTCCTTTGTCACTCCAAGCCCATCTGCCATAGCGTTTATCATTTCCGGATAACTTTTCAGCATTTTTGTAAATGTTGCACCCGACATTGAGCCCTCTGCAAATGCCTTGTTGAGCATTGTCTGTGCAGAACTAACTTCCGCATCTGCCCTTCCTGCTGTTTTCAAAACCTTTGTTGTAAGGCTTGCAAACTCTGTGGCTGTATCTAAATCGCCAAATATGTTCTCATCCTGCTTTACAAGCTGTGTTACAAATCCTGCCATGTCGGAATATGAGGACTTTGTATCATTAGCCGCTTTAAGGATTTTCTGTTGTATGTCTTCCTGGTCTCCCATTTCCTTTGTAGCAGCCTTAATTTCGTCATTTATGCCATTAAATTCTTCTGCAATAGAATTTAAGGCAGAGAAGGAAAAACCTATCGCAATAGCCCCCAGAGCCTTCGTAGCAAAACTTTTTATGTTCTTGATAGTGTTCTCTGCAGTATTTACACTTTTTTGGTCCACATCGAAACCAAAAGCCACCGCAATGTCTCTTATAGTCAATTGTCTTTCCTCCTCTCCTTTAATTCTTCATCCTTGCCTCGTTGGATATCCAAATCCATCTGATATAACGCAAATAGCTTCAAAGCCTCGTCTAAGGTGTAATACTCCTCTAACTCGAACTTTGAAGCTATCTTTGCCTTGATCAATACATACATACGGAGCTCCAGCTCCGAAAACTGCGAGGCGTCAAAAGTACCATATTTTACAATATCTGCCTCGTCTTCTTCACTAATTCCTCGCCTGCTTTTCCAAATCGGCCGGCGAGTTTCTTGAAAAAACCGTTGAAGTTCAGACGGATAACATAGAATGCAAGGATAAACATATCCTGCACCTCTCCACAGAAAATCTCATTTACAAGGTCCATGCTGAGAATTTCCTGCTCATATTCTCCGGTGGGTGTGTCATACTCGTCATATACTGGTATCTCGACTGCGATATTCCTATGTGCAACAAGCAGTTTCTTCATCATGGCTTCAACCTTGTTTCCGGAAAAGCCTTCCATGCTCTTTGCCATAGAAGCTGCCGCCTGATCCACCTCAATATCCATCAGTCCTCCGCCAGAATCACCTTCTCCCTCTTCATCACCATTTCCAACAAGCGGAAGGAGTGCTGCAAGCACAGGGGTAAGCAATGAAGCCAAATCCCCTGTCAGATTTGCAGCAACCATAGCAGGAAAAGGTCTGATATAAAAATTATAATCGCCGATTGTTTCCTTCGTCGGCTCTGTCTGTCTTAATCTTGCCATATCCTAATCCTCCTAACTTTCTTTGCCATCAGCTACAACAATTTCCCACTCTCTGTTGTTCTGTGCTTTTCCGTAGGTCTTGGATGCCAACTTTGTCACCCATGCGGTGGATGCACTGAACTTCTCGTTGCCAACCAAATCCTTGACTGTCACAGGGAAGAATCCGCTTCCAGAGGACTTCATCTTCTCGTACATTTTTTTCAAGTATGCGTTGGTCTTGGAATTCTGGAGCAATGACACCTTTACTGTATAAAGAGAAGACGGATCAACGCTGACGCATACCTCTCCATCTGCACCGGCAACATAGCTGTTTCCGTCTCCAGCGGGCTCGATTGCAATAAAACTATCATCAGCAAAGCCGCTTGCGATATGGTTTCCAAGAGCAAGCGACACCTTTTTAGGATTGTAAGTAGTTACTCTCATTTATCTTCACCTCCATTACGCATACACAAGATTTCCGCCAATTTCTACTGCCTGGATTGCTCCTGCCAGCTTGGCTTTGAATTTGCACCCGGTCAACTGTCTGGATGCTTTCTGTGCATCCGTCAGCTCTGTGGACTTCGGAACTGTAATTGTGTATCCCGGAATTTCGTTATCATCATCGTCGTACTCTGTCGGAGCAATGCCACCAACATCCTGACCTGCCTTTAACGATTCTTCCATCTTTCCTTCCACTCCTGTGATGCCATCATCTGTGTACGGAACTTTCTGATTGAGCACAAGCAGGTTGAATACTCTTTCCTGCATATCATTTTTCAGCCAGTCTCTAAAACGGATGGTATCAATCCACTCATTTCCAAGCACCTTGCCTCCCATGGAACTGGTGATGTTCTTCTTTGCGTAGGTTGTAAAATATGTGACATTGTTTGCATCACAGTATTTCTTCATGGTTGTATTGAGTTTGCAAGGATATACTCCAGCAAGAGCCTTCAAAGCCCACGTTTCACTGCCAGGATCGTATCCGAAGCATTTAGCCATCATTGCAAGCGAAATGTAGTAATTCTCTGCCGGAATTTCCTCCACATCAGGAACGCCGCCGCCATATACGGCATAACTTCTGAAGTAATTGGTTGTGGTTACCGGAAGTTCTTTCTCTGTAAAGGTAAATCCAAACAGTTTCTTGTTGCTTTCTGTCCACTTAATAGTTGCTTCAAGGTCTGCCTTGTTATTAAAGGTTTTGGATAAGTGAATACCATACCAACCGCCAGCCTCTAATGCCCTGTCAAGAACATCTGCCATTGCCTCATACTCGACATTATCCTCATCTTCATCATTCACAACATTTCTCACGATCACATACATTGTGTCCGGAGCCGGTGACTGTGAGCAAGCCACAGTTGCCATTACATAAGCCTGATGATTAGACGAAAAACCATAATCGCCCAAATCAGCGGCCTGTGAAATCGCAATGACAGATGTTCCAATTTCCTCTGTTCCTACTTCATCCGGTGCCTCAACAACCATAAGAATGTTGCTGAAACTCTCGTCACTGGATGCAGGAGTGGAAATCTCGATATCCACATTTACGATTTCATCAAGATTATTTCTAATTGCTGCCATCGTCTGTTTCCTCCTGTATTATTACTTTTTCTATCACAAAGTTTTCTGCCTCTGTGAATTCTTCCAATCCGCCGCCGCTAGGATTAGGAACAGCTTCATCACCTGATACTCCATATCTTCCGTCTGCTGTTCCCACAAAGGTCACAGTAAATTCCACCATTGAACGGTAGTTGAATTTCGTATCTCCGATAAGTTCTGATAAATCCCTGATTGGCGGGTTCATAACAATGGTTACATTTTTACTTGCAAGCAGGTCTGTGGTTTCATCAGAATCCACAAATCGTACAAATTCCTCTAAATCTTCCACAGCAGTATTCTCATAAGCTCCGGTGCCAACACCATTTACCTTGATTTCCTTTCCTACTGTGTACAGATTTATCTCAAACAAAAAGGAATAATTATAATACTTATGCTCTCCCTCA